CGGTTCCCTTTGATGAAACTATGAGTCAGAGAAGCTATACCGTAGCTGAAAACTGGGGAGGTCAAATCAACTTCATGTTTCCTTTGGATCGTAGAGGTTTAGAACAATGTAGACGTATAGCCAAACGGCAAGAAGAAAAGATGAGGCTTGATTATGAGCTTGTACGTGCATTGAAATGTTCTGATCTACAGCGAAAGGGATTCATGCTGTCTGAAAACTCACGTGTCTATGACATGTGTAGTGACGTAGTACCAATCGTTGAATACAAAAAGAATAAAGAGGCTGCTGTAAAAGAGTATCTAGAAACAACCTGTACTCCTAAAGAAAAGAAATTCCCTTGGAATAAACAGGAGTACGAATGTCCAATTACCACTAAACAAGAATGAGTACATTAAGCGATGCCATCGCAAAGATGGAAGCTGATCAAGCTAAAGCAAAAAAGAAAAAGTCTACTAAGAAAAGAGACGAAAACGGTAAATTCGTGAAGGCAGATGAAAGTTAGAATTGCAATCTTTGTATTGGTTATAGCAGGTGCCTCTTTTGGTATCCATAAGCTAAATCAATTTAGAAACTCACCATCTGGTCAACTAATAGAAACACTTCAAGAAAGAAAACAACTTATTGAGGACTTACAAAAATCACCAATTCAACTACCCGAATCTCTCAGAAAATGATCATTATTAAACCCATTCTGATGACATTCCTCTCAACAACTGCAGTTAAGAACTTAATTGTTCAGTTACTAGAGGCATATGCAAAAACAACTGATAATACTATTGACGATAAAGCAGTAGAGATTGTCAGACGTAACCTATTCCCAGGAAGTAAAGAATGAAGAAACGAGCCACTGAAGACCAATTTAACGAACTACATAACCTTGTTACAGCTGAGTTTCTAAAGCGAGTCAAAAGTGGCGAAGCTTCTACTCAAGACCTCAAGGCAGCCTGTGATTGGCTTAAAACAAATGATATTAGCGGTATAGCAATAGAAGGTAGTCCACTCGCCAAGCTTGCAGCCGTTATGCCAAAAGTAGATCCCGAACTTGTA